TTACCATCATTATAGCATTGACATTAACAAGAACCTTACAGTCTCCTAAGTCAATTGCAGATAGTTCTTGTAACTCTTCATCTTCAATGTTCTTATTGTATTCAATCAATGTTGATTGTAAGATGATAAAGTTTGCCATAGGTCACCAGTATTCATGTGGGCATTGTGCATCTTCAACCCTTGTCTTAGCTGGTAGGAAACAACCACAAGCATTGCATAGATTCAATCTCTTATACCTATGTTGGCAATTGTTACAGATAGCAGTTCGTTCACTACTTAGTTTCTTATTCTTAGAACTTGCCGTCAGGTAGTAGTACCACCCTCTAATGATTGCAGATAACTTATTCATTGGTAAGATTTACAATGGATGGTTCAGCATCACTAACTGCAATACTAAAGTCAATGCAAGTATAGGTGTCAGCACCTATGGTTAGGTCTTGCCTTGTGCCGTTTGGTGTATCTGTTGTTATCCACAAGGTATAGCCTTGTAGTGGGTCAATCAACACACCTTCAATGGTAATGTTACCGAACTCATCACTAATGCTTACAAAAGTCTGAATACGACCAGTAGCCTTATACTGAATGCAAACAAGGTAAGAGGTGTCAGGTTCAGCAACCCCAAAGGTAAGACCAGTAGCACAAACATCTACATAGCTTCCTGAATCATAACATGGTGAACAAATGCTCATAGGTATCTTTTTAAAATAGCGTTTACAAAATAACGAAAACAATCTAAGAAATCTGCTCTTTCAGATAGGTTTTTTCTGTTTGACTTTATGATACCACCATCAGCATTACATTGTACTTGTTTAGCATCATATACGAGTCCTTTACACTTAACTGAGTTAACTCTTATGTCAAGACGAGTTAGTGCATTGTTGCAGTCTATTCGACTATTGTAGTGGGTAGGGTTAGCTGGTATGATTATCTGTGAGTCTGCAAGGTGTAACCTTCTTTTTATTTGGGTATAGGCTGAACTATTATCACGTTGTTGAATGCTCCTACCACTACCCATTGCATCTCCAGTTATTCTTAGTAAACCACGAGGTACATTAAGACCTTCAACGTAATCGCAGAATGCATCAATGCTACCTTTGTCTATGTTAATCTCTCCAATGACTGAACAACCTTTAGTGGTATGTTGCTGAATGATTAATGCTGATAGTGGGTTGATATTGAAATCGACTGATACAAATACTGGTAGGTTAGGATTAAGACTTAGTGAATCGTCTATGTGCCTATCATCATCCCAAGCATATAAGAATGGGTTGCTCACATCATCCATTACATCCCAGTCACCTTCTACGAATCGTGCATATTGAATTGGTGGTAGTTCTTTAAGTGACTCTAAGTATTCTTGACTAATGTATGGGTTATCTGTTATGCGTGAGTTAATGTAAGACCATTTCTCAGGTAGTGTACCACCTCGCCACCTTTCATAGATTACTGACTTTACCCAGTTGTTAGCTGGATTGCAAGTGGCAAGGCAAACAATTGGTGGTTGACCTATAGCCTTATTCCAGCTACCTATACGTTCTTGTACCTTATAGAAGGTTGCTTCTTGTAGTTCGTTTACTTCATCTAACCCTGCACCATTCACCTCAAGACCCCTGAATCGGTTTAGGTCTTTATCATCGTCATATGACTCTGCCATAAAGATTAACTCTGAACCATTGACGAACTTAACCACGTTAGTTCCTAAGTGCCACTCCTTGACGTATGCATTAAGTCCATCGTTAAGTATTGAACTGAATGATGGGAATGTTGTACGTTTAAGGTCGGGTAGCGTCTTACGAATAACTACCCATCTTGAACGTGGGTACTTCAATGCTAATGCTGATAAGGTGATAAGCAGCCACCACGTCTTACCACCACGAATTGCACCACCAAAGACAATGACTTTCTTTTCACCATTGAGTGCTAACTTGTATGCTTTGCTTTGTCTGCTGGTTAGCGTTATGTTCATTCGTCATCTTTACTTTCCGTTAGCGTTATGACTAATGGTTGAGATACGTTCAAGTTATTATCAATCGTTTGCTTTGCTTTGCCATATGCCCTATCAAGCAAGACTTCTGCTGCTCTTATATCACCTTTGGTAGCCTTTGCCCTCAATGCCTTTAATATCGCTTCTGCTGCGCTTAAACCATCCTTTTCTTCACCCATTACATCTGCAAGTAGTTTATCTAACTCAGGTAGCTTACGAGGTCTTCCATTGGGGTTCAATGTCTCACCTTTCTTCATCTTCTTGCCATCGTGTGGGAATGCCATAATCGTCTGTAATTTGTCTGTTTAATCTAATCCTACGAATGCCTTTAGTGGGTAGAATATAAGTGAGTTTCTATACCCTCCTTCATGTGTTGGTATTATGGGTGTTACCCCATGAACATTTCTCCACGCTGGGTAAACAAGTATTGAATTGTCTTGTTGTCCTATTGTCGCACCATAATCGGGTATATGCAAGTCACCGCCTTTAGAGTTAAACTTCTTGCAGATGATTACATTAACCGCCCCTACTATATTACCAGTATCTCTGTGGAATGGTGCTGATATATTATAATTTGAGATTGAACTGGTGAATAGGTTTCCAAACTTCCATTTTTCGGGTACACCTTTGAATAGTTCTACTTGTTGTTCGTATTGCTTAGGTAGTATTTCCTTTATTAGTTGCTCACTTTCTTTAGCAAGTAATAACATTGCCTTGATAAATGTTTGTGCAGTCTTAACTGAGTGAACACTTGATATGGTTGCGTAGTTTCTTCTCATGTGTGGTTTTGGTGGCACACCACCTAAAATACAACTCCATTGATGTACTTCATTTTTATATTTCCATATTCCTTTTTTTTCATCCCATCCATCAGCTTGTCTTCTATTTAACATTGATTTAGGCACATTCTTACTTCTTAATTCTTTATCTGCAAGGTCTGCAAGTTTGCACATCTTATCAGGCATCTTTGTTAGATAGAATCCTATTGGTTCTCCATCTGCATAAAATATACTATCTTCTGTTATATTAGGTTCTTTGTAATCGCAATTTTCACCTATTTTAACATTTTGCTCTACTTTGATTAAGTCTATACGTTTCATTTGACTATTTTTTTATAATGATTAGCCAATGCTTTTATGTCTGTTTTCATGTCTATGCGCTCACCTTTTCTTTGTAGTGTTATAAATGGATTCCATTCGTAGCACATTTTTTTTGCGGACTCTTCATCTTTTTTTTGTTTGTACATATCTTGTAGACCACCAGCGTTACTACCTACATCAGGACATGAAAACCAATATTTATTAAACCTCAATATTCCATTTCCATTTTTAATTGTCTGTAAGGCAAAGTCTCTGTCCTCTTTAAGATTAAACTCAGACCTATATTTCCAATTTATATTTTTAACATTCATTAATATACAAACCTCTGCAAATTTTTTATTAATTGAGTAATTTGTTTTTTCGTGCCATGCGTGTTGAGTATAGTTAATACCTATAATTTCAAATGGTAAAGACATTGCTTTTTTTAATATATCAAACCAAATAGAAGCATCTTTTTTTATTGTCTTTCCATTATATATTCCAAATGAAACTACATCATCATCACAGATTATAACCCATTCGTAGTTATTTGCTCTTGCATAATTGAGCATAAAATTACGAACATATCCAATACCTTTATCATTTTCTATAATAGATACTTTATTAGGTACTTGGTATTTATCAATTTCTTGTGGCTCAATAAAATGCTTTACCTCTATTCCAGCGTCTTGAAATATTTTATATGTTTTGGTTTGTGGTCTACCTTTAGTAGGTATAAAGCAAATCATAAAGATTCCTTTTCAGACTTCAAATATTCCATTATCATACCACCAACGTAGGCTTCACGTTCTCTCCAAAATTTAACCAGTTCATAAGCCTCTTCATAGTGTTCTGCTTCAAACTCTATCTGTATTGCTTTCTTAACACCATCAGTCATATCTTCAAGTTGCTGAGATACCTCATCATCATCAAGTATGGAGTAATCGATGTCACTTGCAAACTGAGGTACATCCAATCCCCATTCAGCTAATTCATTAGTGTCCCATTCTGATTGAATCATATTCCAATCCCAATCACCACCGCTTACATTGTCCTTAATCAAGAACTCACGCTGCTGGTCTTCTGTTAGGTTATCGGCAATGATTATAGGTACTTCTTTCAATCCAGCCTCTTTACAAGCCTTGAGCCTCATATTGCCACCTAATACCACCATATCGGTATTAACAACGATAGGACGTATCTCAAGCATCTGAGGTAGGTCTTTTATTGATTGCACCAATTTAGCAAATTTATCATCTCTGATAAGTCGTGGATTGTTTGGATTTACTTTTACCTCACTAATCTTTACACTCTTTGTTTTAATCATTTTGCAAATGTATTTAATTTATCAAGTGATATGAATTTCTGTAACTCAAACCCTTGAGCCTTGAAGTTCATTGTGGTGCAATGTTCTATCAGATAGTCCTTAGTTACTAACCAGCTATTCTGCTCATCTACTATCTCAACTTGGTCAAATAACTTACCATTCTCTATTAGGTAGTAGTTAATGCCATAGGAGTTATTGACTCTCATAAGATGCTTTGACCTTGACCTAACTAGCCTAAGAGTTCTTGTGCCTTTATCAATCTGACCTATGGCTCTCTTCTTACCATCTGCAAGTAATAGTGATAGGTTGATTACTGCATCGTTATGTGTGGCAATTAATCTGTTGCCACTACCATCTTCTATTGTGTGGGTCTTGTTCATAGCTGGTAGGTATCAATTCTTTTCTTAACCATATCAATAAACTTATCCATCATTGATGCATAGTAACTATTGAAGTCTTGGTATCCTTCAGGATTGCGCTCAAATAGAACATAAAGACAAGACCTCAACCTTTGACTGGGTGTCTTACTTCCCATCTCTTCTGCATCTATCTTCATTGACTTGAGCAGTTCCTCATCATTGTAATTGAATGCTTCACCTTTGAATGCCATAACACCTACACCCGATGTCCATTGGTTGAATAACTCTGCTGCCTTTGATGGTGATAGTTCTTGTGTACCTATCACTACCTTTAGAGTCTTATCTCGTCTTGTAGCTACTGATTCAATAGCACAAGGTATAAGTAGTAGGTTGCTATCCATAAGTCTCTTTATAAAAGACAGATGAGCCATGAGTAGAGAATCCACTCTTATATGCATCTTCTTGACCACAATCAAATGCACCCATTACCTCAATCTTATGTTGTGCTTTGAGTTCTTCATAGTTAGATATGAGCCATAGATTAAAATCATCTATGTTAAGTTCGTTTTGTTTTTCAAAAATTAATTCAATTGATGTTTGTTCAACAGCCATAGTGTTCAGATTTAGTTGGTTTACTTGATTTGTATTCAGCACTTACTTTGTCAAGGTATTCTTTTACCATTGCTTTGATAAGTTGTTTATGCGATGTTGGTATGCGAAATGTAATGTTAATGGTTTTTTCTCCGTACTTAAATGGATGACCAGCACCTATTCTTTTGCCGCCCCTATTTTCTTTTTTTATTTGTTCCATAGCCTACAAATATAGGTATATTTGATTATGTTTTACAATTTTTGTTTGTGCAATGTATTTTTCCGTGATACACTTTTGCAAATTCGCACTTACCACCTCTTATCTCGTAGTAGTTGAATTCACATTCAATTGACCACATTTGGCGAAATGGATAAGAGGTATTGAATAACATCTCAAACTTACCATAGGTTAAGTTCATTTCATCCAGCATAACAAACGGCTCAGTCTTATGCTTTTCTAAGTAGTTCAAATACTCAGAATGGAGCATCCCAATCTTTGTCTGCATAGTGTCTAAGGTCTTTAGGTTGTGGAAGAAATGTGCTACCAATATCATGAGTATTGACGTCTGTAAAATTAGTCATGTTAGGTGAATGCCTAAACTCAACTACACCAGTAGCACCTTGCCGATGCTTTTCAAATAGGTAGAAAATATGATTGGTATATAGATTTCCATTATCATCATTCAATCCATAGTAAGATGGTCTCCACACGAATGCAACTGAATCAGCATCTTGCTCTAATGAACCTGATTCTCTTAGGTCAGATAAGATTGGTTTCTTATCACCTCTTTTCTCTACCTCACGACTAAGTTGTGCCAATGCAATAATTGGAATGCCTAACTCTTTCTGTGCTGCTTTCAATGTTCGACTTATCTCAGCTACTTCAGCCTCTCTATTACCGCCTTTAAACCCTTCTATGGTCATCAATTGAAGATAGTCTATAATTGCCCACTTGCATCTACCTTTTCGCTGCTCACGCTTCATTACACGAATTGCCTCATGCACACCACATCTTGCCTTATCGTAAATTAGAAATGGCTGTTTCTCAATACTACCTATTGTCTTTTCAAATGAATGTAACTCAGATTGACTTAGGTTACCATCACGTAACCTTGAAGAGTGGATTGAATCACCAGCCTCTTGTAAAATTAACCTTTGACATAATTGAGACTTATTCATCTCAAGGTTAAAATAGATTCCAGCCTCACCGCTTTTCATTCCATGAAATAGTGCAAGTGCAGTCTTACCCATTGATGGTCTACCAGCTATGATAATGAACTCGGGATGGAATCCACCAGTAAACTTATTGAGGGCATTAAGTCCAGTATCAAGACCAGTAGTCTTACCTGATTGTGTCATTGCTGCTCTACGATAGTATGCCTCACGTTCATCATTGGTTAATTCAGAAAGGTTAATGATGTTATCTGAGTTAGTACCAGTATCAAGTAGGTTGGTAAGTGATTTGATTATTTCAGTTGCGGTTGTGAATCCATCTGTATTGGTATTTAGACCCATTGAATGCTCAGTAATGATATTTGCAACTGACCTTTTGATATGGTTATCTTTTAATATGGCAATGTATTCATTAACTGGTTCATTGTAGGTCAAGTTGTTTGACCATGTAACAATCTCAGATGTTTCTTTAGGTGTGAACTTACCAATCTCGTTTGCAGTCATAAAGAAGTTGACTAAGTTAGGAGTAAGACCTTTGTCGATTGCCTTCTTGATTACTGCATAACATCGTGAGGTAAGCACCTCATTGAATAGATGCTCACCTAATTGTGGTATTAGTTCCTGATGGGTCTCACCAGTCATTAAAATACCTATGAGTGCTTGTTGTGGGTTAGTCATTTTATTTTAAATTATTCCGTCTGCAGCAAATGATGTGAATCCATTATCTTGTGTTAATATCAAATGGTCAAGTAATGCTATATCAAATAGCTTTAAACCTTCTTTAATTTCTTTTGTTATCCTTATATCAGCATCACTTGGTTTAATGTTTCCTGATGGATGATTATGGCATAATACCACTGCCTGAGCATTAGATAGTATAGCAAGTCTCGCAATATATTGTTTATCAACTACAACTTGGTTAGATGCACCTTCACCGCAATTTACAATTCCTAATACCTGATTTGCACGAGTCATTAATATTACTGAAAATATCTCCCTTTGCTCATA